GGGTTTGTTCGAGTTTTCCTTCTCTATGTCTGGGGCGGGAGGGTCGATAAAGGCCCCGGGCAGATATTTCTGCCCCCTTGCCGGCCAGGGGCAATGCCCCTGGTCTTAAACCGGCACGAATGTCGGTTCTTGTGAATTGACGCCCAGTGCATACCACTGGACTGACACATTCCGCGACCAAGCCGTAACTAAGGCCGCAGTAGCACTGGTGAAGGTGCTGGGTGTAAGCGTAACATAATCTGTTCCGCTGACGATTCCGGTAACTACAATCTCACTAACAAAAGTGTAGTTATATCCTGATGGCACGGCCGCCTCTGTAACCAGATGCGGCACGGCAAAATTGCCAACGCTTGTAGACGCTGCTGCAGTTCCCGCCAACGTAGCCGTGAGGGTCGCTAGCAGAGAATTCGCGGGTCCAAGTCTACTGGTCGTAGAAGAGGAATTGGCGTCTCCGATGAATGACACAACGTATGTGCCGTTCTTACGTAAAGTGACCTTGGAACTGTCGATGTTAACAACAGTATTCTCAAGTCCGGTATCCCCTGACGTACCACTAACGGTCGCAGGCAAAAGCGAATAACTCGTTGATGCCGTGGGATTAATGTTCACACCATCAAAAAGGATGTAACCAACCTTATTGATGCTGGTACCAACGCCAGTAGTGCCGTTTGATTTGCTTACCAGCGTCTTCCCAGGTATGTACGTAGGCAAGCCCGATCCACCGATTATCGGCTTCATGAACTCAATGTCGTAACTTACCCAAAGCTCACCCATCGTCGTGCCTGTATTACCAGGCAAACCCGTTGTCGCGAGCTGGAAACGACCGTAATCGTAAAAACGACGGTCGTTTGTATCAAGTGTTTCGTAAGAAGGGTCACGAACGTATAGAACGTCGAGACCGGAATACTTAGGATCACACTCAATGGCGTGGATCAAACTCATTGAGGGTTTTGTAGAAACAGCGAATTCACTGTTCTCCATCTCAATTTTATTGACAAACGCCCTATCTATGGAATTATAATTGGTGGCCATAATAACGGTCCCCAATGCACCTCCTGCCGTGATATCACTACTCATGGTTTTATAAGCAAACACCATGCCGTGTATCTTATACTGACTATACTGACGGGCCATAGTGGCCAGCCAAGGAAACAGCACAGCATTAGCTGGATTGATAAGAAACGACTCTAAACTAAAAGTACCAGGAGAATTCGGCACTACCAAATCCTTAACAAACTCCCTATGGGTAACCCTAATACTATGGTCGTTCTTAACAAACTGAGGGATCATGTCTACGGAAGTAGACATTTTCCCAAGCGAATTGGAGCGGACAGAATAATTTCCATATCCTGTGACCGCAGCCAATCCGGCACCCAGGCCTCTACCGGCCAGGGCGCCAAGAGGGCCATACTTGGCCCCCATCTGGGCTCCCTTCTTAGCGAAAGTGCCCTTGGGTATAGAGCTCAAAGCCTTATCAAGCTTCTGTGCCATACCCCTAAGATTAAAAGTCTGGTAATCTCCCTTACCTTTAATCTTCTTTCCCCCCATTCTTTTGGCCTGGGGGCGGGCCTTCTTGTTCTTAGTCATGCCCGGAAGGGGACGGACTAAAACTCAGCCGTTCTGGCCACTTAGCATTTCTGCCCGTACCTTGAGATAATCAAGGAACTCATTGACCATCTCACGGTTGGGATGATCAATGATTTCGTCTTTCCAATTAATATCGGACTCGACAGTTTTCCGCGAAAATGCAGTCTCGAAAAACATACGCTCGTATGAAGACAAATAAGTATACCAGCCCTCTTCAGGCTTTTCACATCTCTTAAATCCATGTGAACAAAATTCAAACTCATCTACACTAAACTGCGTTACGTCGCGTACTGGCATTCCTATTGCCAAATACGCCTCCTTCAACTCCTCCATCGTCAAGACTGTGTATTCTAAACAATCGTCTCCCGCGGCAGAAGGCAGTGAACCTACTGCGTATGCACAAAGCACACGGAGATTTCCATTTGAAGAAGTGGTTAAGAAACCACCACTCCTTTGAACTTTATTGTCTAGAAAAACAACTATCTTCCCGTTGTCTAAAATGTACAAGTTTGTACACAATGACCTACTCCACCACGCGTAGGCGGCGTCGTATCCTTTCGGATTCTGCTCATAATTCCGCACGGTTGCCCGCATGGAATGACCAGTAGCACAAGCTCCTTTACCAGGGAAATTCTTGTCCCAACCGCTAACATCGCTGCCAACCGGGCCCTTAACGGGCTGTCCTGTTGCCTCAGCATACATAGCGGCTCTTTCATCCATTCGCGCGCCAAATAGATTGGCATGCTCCTTGGAGAAACCAATACCTTTGCAGGTATCAGCTCGAGGGTACGCTTCCTTTTCAGCATCTGTATAATCCTGGTAGAAAAATCTTGTTACTAATTGATCTACCAGAGACGTACTACAAATAATTCTAGGAAGCTCCTTGGTCTTTTTCTGAGCCTGATTCTTGGGAAATACACGATCTGGATCGCGCAACTCATAAATCAGCCAAAGACGGGGGTCTTTTACGCACTCTTCAAATGTTTCCTCTGAAGTATTTACGATTTTCCAGACTCGCTCGCGCACTCTATGCTTGAGCTGTTCTGGATAGTTGTCGATAATGTCGGAGTTTTGACTTCCGAGCATTTTGTAGGGGTACCCTGGGCCCGAGTCTCTTGCGACGCTCCCGAGGATTTCTGGCCACCTCCTTTCGAAAGATGCTTCGAAAGCGCTTCGAATTGCTTCGGCGTCATCAAAGCCATCATCTGTTTGAGGTCTGGCCGTTCTGTCAAAAGTCCATTCAATCCTCGCGCTGACAGATCCTCTTCCCACTGCTTCTCCCGCTTTGCGGTAAGTTTCGTCGGATAAACTGATTCCTTTGTGGGAATGGTTTTCTTGGAGGGACCGCTCGGTTGCGTCTGTGCTTGTGTCGGGGTAGTGGAACTTTCCTGCAATACCTGAGTATCTTCTTTCAAATTCTTCCCTAACTTTGGCGTTTCCTGTTTTAGGCTTTCGGGGCCTGTCGCAGTTTGCTCCTGTTCCAACTTCCCAGTATTCTGAGAGGTCGTTTGAGTAAGTGCCGCGTACGGGTTCGTGGAACGTGTAATCGGCATAGAGTGAAAATATGTCGGTTGTGGGTACATCCCCATATATGGATGGGCGCCGTAATAATGGGCACCCGGAATCCCCTGCATGGGGTGAACCGGTCCACCGCGGCCTCTCCCAAATTGGGTGGGGTGCGGATAAC